CTACCAAAAACCCTAATACTTCTTTCATCTTTTTCAACCTTTTCAACCTTTTCAACCTTTTCAACCTTTTCAACCTTTTCAACCTTTTCAACCTTTTCAACCTTTTCATCTTTCCAAAAAAACTTAATATCATTATTTATATCTACTTCTAAATTATCAAAATTATTTATAACCTTTTCAATATCTTCATCACTAAAATTATATTTCTTCATAACTTTTCTAATTTCTTCTTTCTTCTTAATATTATTATTTTTCAAATTATTTATAACTTCTTTTATATCTTCTTCACTATAATTTTTAATCCTAAACCTTCTTTCCAAAACCCTAATTCTTTTACCAATATTATTCTCATCAATACTCATTAATTCATTTTTACTATTAATTAATACATTTCTATAATTTCCATCACTAACTCTAAAAATCCCTCTAAAAAATATAATTTTCATATATTCCATCATAACTTTTTTATTTTCATCTCTCTCTTTCTTTTTACTTAAACTTCCAATATTTTCAAATTTATTCATAATTAAATAAACACTTTTCTTTTCTTTAATAACCATATTCCCTTTCCAAAATTTAATTTTCTTATCAATTCTTTCAACAACTTTATCACATTTTATTCTTCTCATCCCCATTTTTTTAAATCCAAAAATTTCCTTTAATTCATCTAAAACCATACAATCTTTACCTTCATTAAAACTTTTTCTCATTTCTTTAACAACATATTTTCCATCTTTACTAAAAAAACACATTACCTTTCCTCCACAAACATTTTTCTCACACAATAATCTATCCAATTCTTCAACCTTACTTATACCAACCAATTCTTCAAATTTAATAAATTCCATTCTAATCACTCAAATATTTTATAAGATAATCTAGAATATATTAAATTTTGATTTTATTTATAACTTTATTTTAACTTTATACCTTATTAATTTTGCAAGTGTATCATAGTACCGAATTTAGTCTGATGTCCTCCGTACTGGTTTACTAAATATTGTACTTTATATGGCGACCTAGCTTCTATTTCAAAAACAGGAAACCCACTCCCTTGTTTATTAAAGTTTTTTACTATCATGGAAGGATTTGGTGGTCTAACTCCGTCGTTACTTATATTACCACTAGTATTCCACTGAATAGGTATTTTATTAATTAAATTTTCGTTTTGGTAGGTGTATTTTCCCATTTTGTTTTCTTGGTATGCGACATTGGTATTTGCAAATTTGCTACTAAAGTTATTACTTTGGTTTTCTTCTAAAGTTCTGTTCATTAATATTATAAAAGAAATTAAATTTTAAAAAAAACCTTTTATATTATTAGAATGGGTAAGGCTTGGTCATTTACAGCCTCAAATAATGAATTATTGTATTTATTATTTTTTATTATAATACTGTTGTTACTATTATTTTTGTATTTAAATTGTAGCAAATATTATCCTGAATTTTTTGGGTCAGAACTAACCTTTAGTGCTCCTCTTAGTTTAACTAGTTTAAATAGTCGTGGTAATCAAGAAATAAACATAATCGTATCTAAACAAAATATTGATGAAATAATAAAAAAATTAAAAAGTATTAGTCACCATGATGAAAAAGGTTTTCATACAAATCATTTACCAGAACCCTTACCGGGTACAGACCCACACCACATTCATTTAGAAAATGGTAATTTTTTAACTTTTCCTGCATATTTCAGTGCTTGGGATAAATGGCCTGGTTGTCTTCCTTCTCCTTTATTTCAGGGTGATTGTGGAAGTTGTTGGGCTTTTGCGGTAGTTACGTCAATAAGTAGTAGATTTTATATAGAATCTTGTGGTAGTAATGGTTGTGGTAAATATCCTCAGTTTAATCAACAAGCTTTAGATACAATTTTAAATAACATTGACTCTATTTATAAATTTACTAAAATTTCATTATCAAAGATTGTAAAAAACATAGATATTGACAAAGATGGAGATATAAATAAATCAGAGTGGTTGGATACTGTAAAAGAGGCTCATAAAACTGCATTATACGACAAATTAAATAATTACAAAGGACTACAAGCCTTAATTTACTTATTAAATTTTCAAAGTTTAGGATCAATAACATTTTCTAAAACAAACCCAAATTTAAAGGAGATTTTAGACAGGGCTAAAAAAACGTTTGAAGCTTGGAACATTAATGGTGTTATAAATTTAAAAACATGGAAAGAGGATTGGTTAAAGAAACCTATAACTTTATCTGCAGAAAAATTAATTGCTTGTTGTTATCCTGCTTGTTATTCAGAAAAGGGATTGCTATTAAAGGAATCAGTAAACAAGAATAATCCACAATGTAAAGGAGGAACTTTAATAGATGCTTGGAAAATTTTAAGAGATACTGGAACAACTACAAGTTTATGTATTGGTTATAATTTGGATAAGTGGAAAGAAAATGACCCAGAAAAAAGTTGTAAAGAGTTATTAGGACCTAATTACTCTTATTGTTCAGGATATTCGGTTGGGGTAGAAGGATGGAAAACTAAATATGATAAAGTTATAAAAGAAACAGAACAAAGTGGATTGGAACCAGTTTTACTGAACGAAAAGAACGAAAGAATGGATTTACCTTGGACAAATCCGCAATTTTTTAGATTCAAGGCAAAAAACGCATACAAGGTAAACAATTCAATGACCAATATACAAAGAGAAATATTCGAGCGTGGTCCAGTAACAACGGGATTTGAAGTTTATTCTGATTTCCAGTATGAGTTTGGAGCTAAAGGTTTAGGGGGGCAGAAATACAGTGAAAATTCAAAATATGTTGTTGGTGGAAAGAATGATTGTTTAATTTATATGCATATAGAAGATGGTACTAAACCTATTAGTGGTCATGCCATAACTATTACTGGATGGGGGACTTATAAAGACATTCCTTATTGGATTTGTTTGAATAGTTGGGGGGTTGAATGGGGAACAAGTGGGTGGACTAAAGATTACGATAAAGCTGGATTACCTAATAAACTTTTAGGAGGAGGTTATTTTTGGTTTGTAAGAGGAATTAATAACTGTAAATTTGAAGATAATGTAGTTGCTGGACAGCCAAATTTATCAAATATTAGTTATCCGGGGACTATAAGAGATTATGGTTGGGGTTTACCATATCCTGAATTAAATGACGTGGAACTGATTCCTCCTTTAAAATCAGAAGTAACTATTGACGATGATGGTGTTAATATTAAATTACCCGACCCTATTGAAGGGGGAGGTCAGTATGTAGTTTCTGAAAAAAAAAATTGGGTTTTGAAATCTATGGATCCTCCTTCACCTTTTTCATTCTTTTGGAAAACAGAAAGGCCTACTTATATACTTGGTAAGAGTATTAATAGTTTAAATAAAAGTTTAATTTCTACAACTTTGGTTGTGGATTCTACAACGGTTGAAAATTTAAGAAAAATAATTAAAATACAAAAGAATCCTATCTTTATTATGAATAATGAACAAATGCAATTTGTAATGTTTGAACAACAACAAGGGGTTGAAAATTTTACTAAAATAAAGTTTCCTTATTCGTTTAAGCAAAAAAGTTCAAATAATTTTACTAAAATAAAGGTATTGAGGGATTTGAGTAAAAATTCTGTGGAGTTTCATCCAGAAGGAAGTACAATTTTAATTTTCCCGTTTAGGGATCTTTACATGAAAGATTTGGAGTTTCTTGAGAAAAATAATAAAATAAATGTAGAGTGTGACCTTAATGGATTAAATTAATTTTTTTCCTTCAAATCTAGGAATTAGGTCATTGAATTTTTCTCGTAATAGATTAACATTTTTATTGATTTTATAAGTTAATGTCCCCTTTTTTTCTTTTTGTGAATTGATAATACATAAAGCTGAAATAACAATACAACTCAACAACATAGTAAAAAAGATTCCAATCCAAATGGTTTCTTCTACATTACGTTCTTTAGAGTCTTCGCAATCATTATCAAGTTTTAGAAGATATAGGAAAATAAAAAATGATCCAATAAATACTATTAATGCTCCAACTGGAATACTTTTTATTAATGTTGGTTCTTTCATTGTATTAAATATATAATACAATTATTATATTATACATTTAAATCCGTACATTTAAATCCAAAAAATTACTTTATTTAAATTTTTTATCTAGTCTATATGTAGATGGTTGCTAATAAGACCAAAGAAAAGTGTCAATTACTTGTATTTTCTGCACTTATAATTGCAATATTATTTATGACGTATTGTAATATAAATGAATCTTTTACAGAACATTTTGGAAGTACATGTATAGATTTTATTCCTTTCAAGAATCCTATTAAAAAAACCATTAAACCAAACGAAATATTTGTCAGTGTAGCTAGTTATAGAGATGACGAATGTCAACAAACTTTAAAATCAATATTTGACAATGCGGATAACCCAACTAAAATTTTTGTCGGAGTCTGTCAACAAAACAAAGACCCCGAAGAATCTTGTGAATTAGGATTAGACCCAAAATTCAAAAAACAAGTAAGAGATATTACAATGGATTATATGAAAGCTAAAGGACCTACTTTTGCAAGATATTGGTGTGCTAGTTTATGGAAAGGAGAAGAGTTCTTTTTACAAATTGATTCACATACTCATTTTAGAAAACACTGGGACACAGATTTAATAAAGATGTTTAGACAGTGCGAAACAGAATCAAAGAAACCAATCCTTACGGTCTATCCACCAACACAAGAACAAATGAAGATAGACGGTGCTCCAGAAATGTGTAACGGGAAATTAAGTTCAGATAACATTCCTATATTCTTAGCTGGATGGACTAGTAAATCTGATAAACCAAAAAAATGCCCAAAGCCGTTTGCTGCTGGAGGATTTATGTTTCTTCATGGAAACTTTCTTGATGATGTTCCTTATGACCCAAACCTAAGTCATCTATTTCAAGGAGAAGAAACATTGTTATCAGCTAGACTATGGACTTTTGGTTATGATTTCTATACTCCTAATATAAAAACTTGTTGGCATCACTATGGTAGGGAAGATAAACCTCATTATTGGAATGATCACAAAGATTCATCTACTTGTAGGCGTAAAGCTGAAAAGAGGGTTTTGTATCTTTTGGGGTTGGATAAAAAAAATAATATAAGTTCAGAATTTCTTAAAGATTTGCATTCATATGGTTTTGGAAAGGTAAGAAAATTAAGTGATTATTGGTTGGCTTCTGGTATAGACATAACCAAAAAAGATCAAGAAGGGTTAGAGGATTGGTGTAATGATAAAATTTCAACTAATGATAAATTTAAAGGATGGAATTTTAAAATGGATAATTATGAAAAAATTAATAAATATTAAGTATTATTTAAAATATAAAGTATTATTTAAAAGATGGGCGATTACGGTTACAGTGGTTACGAAGTACCTGACGGTGAAGACGAAGAGAATTTCGTTTACAAAGATCCTTACAATAATGAAGAAGAAGAAGAAGAAGAATACAGTTTTGGTAGAAAACGGTTAAGCAAAAAGAAAAGTAAAAAGAGTAAAAAACGGTTAAGTAAAAAGAAAAGTAAGAAGAGTAAAAAAGTTAGTAAGTTTGGTAGAAAAAAGAGTAAAAAGAGTAAAAAGATTAAGAAAAGTAAGAAAAGTAAGAAAAGTAAGAAAAGTAAAAAGAGAATGTAATATTAATAATGTTAAAGGGGTTTTATAATAACGTTTGATTTTTATTTATAAAATAGTTATTCTAATTGTCAATTATGAATTCGCTTCGCGATCCTTATAAAATATTGGGAGTTTCTAGAAATGACTCCAAATCAACAATTAAAAAAGCATATCATAAATTAGCACTTAAATATCACCCTGATAAAAACAATGAACCTAATGCAGCAGATGAGTTTAAAAAAATTACTGAAGCTTATACATCTATTACAAACCCAAGTAATATAGTAGAAGAGTTTCCAGATTTGTCAGAACTCTTTAATATGTTTGGATCTATGTTTGGTGGACCTATTGGTATGGGAATGGGGATGAGTATGGGTGTAGGGAAAGGTTCAACTGCAAGAGCATATATATCTCTAACTCTTGAGGAAATTTATTCTGGGGGTAAATTTGAGGTTGAGTATACTATTAAAAATATTAAAGGAATGAAACAGATGGAAGTTTCACCAGAAATTCAAGGAGTAGTTGACTTAATGGGTAGTAGTTCTTTTCAAGCAGTTTTTATGGTACCGGACGAAGAGATTATTAAAAATAAGACTACCATAGTTATAGAACCTGGTTATAATACCGACTGTCCTTTAATATTACCAAATCATTTAGGTAATCACGACCTTATAATTTATGTCAACGAATTAAAACACGACGTTTTCAAAAGATCTGGGGATGATTTAATCATTACACTTGAATTAAGTTTAAAAGAAGCTTTGACAGGGTTTGAAAGATGTATAACACACTTAGATTCTAGAACATTAGATATTCAAGGAAAGAGTGTTATAAGTCCTACTACGGTTAAAAATATACAAGAAGAGGGAATGAAAGATTCAGGTTCCTTAATTATTAATTTCAAAATTAATTTTCCAGAGGAATTGAGTGATGAATCAAAGTCTAAGATTAAAGAATTGTTATAATTTGTCTATTTTATCCGGTTTGACAGATCCATTCATTAGTTTTTCTTTTAATTTATCATGATAAACAGTTAATTGTTTTGCTTGATAAGTACAGCCGTGAGATTCTGGGTGTCTGTGATACATACACACATAACTTTCGCATTTACAATATATTCCCGTTAACGTTTTTTTATTACAAACCGCACACCTAATACTCTTTACTTCAGTACGAGCTTGGTTCATTATATTAATTAAAAAGATTAATATTTAAAAGATTAATATTTATAAATCATGTTGGGTGATTGATAGTTTGTTTTACCGCCTTGTCCTATTAATGCACCAGCACTTCCAGGGTTGGGATAAAACCATTCAGATGCGTTTACAAAAGGTTCTTTAGCACCAAAATAATTAGAGTATCCGTTATTAAAAGATGTAGCACCTTCATAACCTTCACCTGCCACTAATCCGAAACGTCTCGATCGTCTTGACCTTGTACGCCTTCTCGTACGTCTAGACCTTTTAACACGTCTTCCCGAACGTCTTCTTGTACGTCTTCCAGACCGTCTTCTTGTACGTCTCGAACGTCTTGTACTTCTTCTTGTACGCCTTCCCGAACGTCTTCTTGTGCGTTTTGAAACGTTTCTTGATCGTCTTTTATTAACAGATCGTTTTACGGAATTTTTTCGCGATCTTTTTCTAAACAGCCCCATAATTAATAATTATAAATATTTTAATTTTGTTTTAATTAATTTGATTAAATCATACCAATTGTATTTCTAAATTCGCCTATTATAAGTGGTATAGTAGTATATTCGCAAGTTCCGGACATACAGGGCGTAGTATTAATTTCAGTTCCGCAATATTCTACTGGTTTATTTTCAAAATCTTCTGGTTTATAAATCCCCAAATTACTTGCCAAATGAACTACATAACTGAAATTATTCCTAAATTCTTCGTTATGACCATATGATATACTCATTAAATGTCCAAGTTCGTGAAGTACGACAAACATACTTGTATTCATATTTTCTAAAGTTTCGTTATTTCTGACACACAACCTCATTTCATCACCTTTGTTAATAGTGTAGGCTGCGGCAGATTCATGACTTGAGGTTTCTCTAAATTTACAACTCCCCCATCTTTCCTTTAATCTTTGTGAAATTTCTTTGTCTGGTAGATTTTTTTCGTTCATGTATATGACTAACAAGTCAACCTTTTCAGAAATACTTGCTAAATAATCTGCCGTCTCTTTCTTATCAGATTTTGTTGTATCAGACCTCACGTTATAATTTTTACCATTAACTTCACTAGTTATTAGTTCTACTTTGTCGTTTAATTTATTACTGAAGAAAGTATACCCGCTAAATGTTAGTATAGATAAAAGTATTACTATTATAATTTGACCAACGGTATTTTTAGCAACCATTACTAATATTAAGATACTAACACCAAAGAATTTTTTTACGAAAATAAAATTAAATTATTTTTAAATTTTTACGTTCGGGTTATCTCTGTTAATAAAAATATTAAGATCTTTTTTATCAATCATAGATAGTAATTTTTTTGCAGCTATTTGTTCTGCTTGTTTTTTACTTTTTTCCCTCCCTTTAGAAATGACAAAATTGTTGTTCGAAGAGTCGTCCAAGTATAATTTTACAGACATTGTAAATTTACAGCTATGGGCAGGACCATCCTTTGTAACTTCTTCGTAAACTGGAAGAGGATACCCTTTTGATTGAGAGTATCTCAACAAGACATCTTTATAATTATTATCGACTAGTATAACATCAAAGTCAATATGTGATTCAATAAGTCTAATAATAAAAGCTTGGGCAAATTTAAATCCTAAATCTTTGTAAATAGCGCCAACAAAAGCTTCAAAAGTATCTTCTAAAATTTTATCAGATTCTTTATTAATTTTTATATGGTCGCTTGTAAGAATATACTTTCCCAAATTTAACTTCCTAGCAAACAAAGCACAACCCTCTCTTCTAACAATTTTGGTTTTTGTACGTGTTAGAAAACCTTCTGCCTTATTGGGAAATTTGTCAAATAAATAGTTTGTTACTATTAAACCAAGGACTGAATCTCCTAGAAGTTCTAATCTTTCATTAGATTCAGTCATATACTCTAAAACTTTTTGATTGGTAGCCTTTTTTACATTTCTATTAATAGACTTGTGAACAAAAGCTCTTAGATAGTGGTCTAAATTTTTAGGTCTCATACCCAATAATTTAGTGATTTCCGGTCTTGTAACATGAGGATTTGACAAATTGATAGTACCCGAATTATCACCCGAACTATCACCCGAACTATCACCCGAACTATCAGAGTCTGAATCTGACACCATTTCCATGTTATTGTGGTTTTTTATTTATTATAATAAAAATACACAGTAAAATGAATTGTAACGAAATTGCCTTTTTTATTATTATTATAATTTGTATCCTTATATCGTTATATATTCGTAAATGTTAAATGTTCGAATTGTCTAGACTATAAAAATATACTAGACAATTCGAATATTTTGTAAATATGGTACACTATGAAAAAGTAGTTGGTCCGGGTTGGGAGTGGGAATATTAATTTTGTTTAATTGTTTTTAAAATGTTATCGTGATGATTTCTACAAATAGGGCAATTTTGCGATTCGGATATTTTAAACCATTTATCTATACATTTTTTATGAAATGTGTGAGAACAACATAAATTTCTCTTGTATGTACCAACCTTATAGGTTTCTAAACAAACGGTACATACTTCGTTGTTCTTTATTAAAGAATCATTATTATTTATTCTGTAATAAGGACCAAGACTTCTTTTTATTTTATCCCCTATTTTAATTATTCCATTGTGAAATGATAATAAATACTCTTGATTATTTAATAAAGAGTCAGAGTCTATGAATATTCTTATATTATAAGTATTATTTATTGTATTATTTATATTCATTATTAAAACCTATTAATATTTTATTTTTTGATTTTTTATTGTTTATTTATTCTTTTATTCTTTTTTTATTGTTTATTTATTCTTTTATTCTTCGTCACCCGAAACGTCTTCTTCTTCCTCTTCCGAAATATTCTCTTCCTCAGACTCTTTGCCGTTGCTGTTTCCGTTTCCGTTGCCGTCTCCGGTGTCACCGGATTCCTTTACTGAATCTGTATCCTCTTCATCCATAAAAGCATAATCGGTTACACGGTTACTCTTTTTGTTAATTTTGACTGATGCAACTCGCCAAGTACAGTATACATTCTTACTTACTACCCAAAGTCCCTCACACTCTGCAATAATAGTAACCTCCATACCATTTTGGGCCCAATCCCAGTTAATTACTGGATTTCCGTCTGCGTCGGGTGCAACCAATTGCATAGGAGTACGTTCGCCTTTCTCATATACCGAAAACATCGGCTTACCATCCCAAACGGGTAGTTTAAGCTTAAACCGGGAAGGTGACTCACCTTTCTTGTCGGGTTTAATAAGAGAACTGTAAATCGCGCCTTCTACTACAGGTTTCGCTTTGTTTTCACCCAACCACGCTTTACTATTCTCTACAATAGTGTTAATATTAAGTTGGTCAATCTCTTCAAGTTGTTCACGAAAAGCATCAAGTTTATCATCACCTCCAAGAGAGATCTCAAGGCTGTACTTCTTACTTTTATCGTTTTCGTTCTCGTAGATACTTAGACCAAAAGGGACCCGCGCATTGGGAATCTGGATCCTAATCATTCCATTCTTGTAGTTCATCTTTACGAATTTTCCTTTGCCCTTGGGCTTAATTTTGTCGTGAACGACATTACTTACCTCCAAATCGGATGCGCGGATAACGGACATATTTCTTGTTGTTTGAGATTTTTGGGATACTAATTGTGATACTAATTCAATTCTACTCTTACTCATTATAATATAATTATACCACAATTCTTTAAACCTTTTTAAAATTTTTTTAAAAATCTTTTTAAAATTCTTTTTTATTTTTTAAATTACGATTACCTTACTTCTGCGTCTTGCTCTTGTAATCTTATTAGAACCTCTTATCTTGCGGCGACTTTTTTGACTTCTTCTCTTAATTCTTACCGGTCTTGCCGGACTTTTCGGCCTTACCGGTCTTACCGGACTTTTCGGCCTTGATTTTTTAGGGATACTACGATCCTTTGTTCGTCTTGTTCTTGGTCTTACTGTTTTTGCATAACTTGTTCTTTTTTTCTTAATTTTTCCACTACCCCTTTTCTTCACATTCGGTGTACGTTCTCTGCGACGCCTTGATTTAACTTTTCGAAGTTGTGCAAAACTACGACGTCTTGCTACTTTACCAAATTTTGTTTTGCCACCATACTTTTTATCTATACCAACTTCGTCTAAAGCACTTTCTATAAACTTATCTACTTCGGATTGATTAATATTTATTATGTTATCATCACTTATTTTGTTTTTATCGTTTAAAATATTTATTATTTTTTCAATAAATAAACCAAATTTATCAGCAGTTATATCACTGTCTGTATATAAATCTAACTTTTTGATTGTATCAATAAATAAAGTTTTAACGCCATTAAATTTAACACCATTAGTAACATTATCATTTTTAGCTAAACCATTTAATTCTTTTATTTTATTATCTTTATTAATAATATCATTTCCTGCTTTTGACTGTGTTGCCTTAGTTGCACGTATCCGGATAGTTTTTTCATCACCCAATAATTTTTCTCCAGTTATTAATGTATTATAGGTTGTATCGCAAATAAGTTTTAAGTTATCGTTTTTAGCTTTTTCGTGCGAACATAAATACATTTGGATTTTAGTTATAGGTGTTGAACTGTTTGGTGGTTTAAAGAAATTAATAACAGAATCAAGTAGATTATAAATCGCATATGTCATATCACCACCTCTTATGTTTATAATTGGGTCTTTTGTTGTTGTACGTGTTATATTAGAATAAGTAGACATACATCTACAATTCTCTAATGCAGTTGTACTATTAAATTTTTGACCTTCATAATTATCACTTGCCGTTGCAGAAGACATTGTATCACAATCTTCTACTATTGGTATATAGGTATTTTCTTTTCCTGATTCTTTAGCTGTTTCTAAAATAGAAACTATTTTATTCAAATTATCCGGAGTTTTTAAATTCTCAACCATTCTTCCATCGGCATATGCTTCAAACAATGTTCTTAAAACTGTAAGTTCGTTTACAATACTTTTACCTTCTGCTGCTAAAACAGTGCCTTTAATACCCGGGTCTGAGAAAAAATTCTCATTACCTCCCAAATCTACAAAAGTTAAAACTGGTGAATTTTTATTATTTTTTATTATTAAATCAAAATAAATAAATAAATGACTTCTTGAACTATCCGGGTTCATCGCTGTCCCTCTAGTTGGTCTGTTTGAAATAATACGTTTGTAAAGATTGTCGAAATCACTTGGTGATTTAATCGGTTCTATAGTTGAAGCTAACCTCAAAGCTTGGTCTAATGTTATACTTTCCCCAGTCTCCTTATTAACTAGATTTTTTTGATCATTTAAATTTAAATTTGCAACGTTAACTTCTTTTTTATTACTTTGTCCTTTCTCTGAAAGATATAACGTTAGTTTTGCTGTGAAATCTCTACCTCCTTTCTCGAGATTTCTATATGTATCTTGATCTATAAATCTAAAAGTTTTACTACTATTATTGACAACCTCTTGCATATTTTCACCTTCTATTATATAACCACCTTCAGTAGCATCAACATAACTGGGTACAATACCATTTTCATCTATCTCTTTCCTTAATGGTGATTTATCTTTTTTTATTTTAACCCCCGAATAATTAACTAAAGCATCTAGAACAATACCTTTATAAATTTGAGTGGCTCTCATATTAATACTATCTACTAAATCATTTTTTAATAAATCTTTTATAGATAATTGAAGCATACCA